AATGAACTGTTCAGAATCAGCGGGCAGTGAACCCAATTGTCCACGTGGCCATTTAATTCTAAACTCTGTGTTCTCTTGTAAATCTTTTTCCATTATCTGTATACGAGTGTCTGCAATGTTTAGTCTTTCTATCATCTGGAAATAGCCCATCGTGCCGAGTGCTACGATAATTATCAGACTGGCAACCGTCTTCATTGGCATTTGGACGGCTGCCTCCTCTGAGATGTTGAGTGGTTTTTTACTCATTATTTCTTCTGCCAGCTAAATAACCAGCTAACAATTTTATTCCATAATTTTTTCATTTTACTATCCTCCGCCTGTTTTTCTACATTACATGTAGGACAAGGTAATCCTCTTGTTCGGATACCACAGATTATGCAAACGTTAGTTGGTTGTGCATATCTTATACTCATGTTTTTTTCTCCTCAATTTCGTAGAAGAAGTTATCAGTGTCTTCCGTTCTCCATTGACGAGTGTCCTCTACGTTCCACTCACTCGTTTGGACTTTCCAGTCAGGAACGTTGTCCTTGACTGTAAAAGAAGGTATATCCCATATAATTCTGTTGTTTGGCTGTGCTGCATAATTGCCATCGTCTAATGCCAATATGTGTGCGCACTTATGTTCGTGCGGTATTTCTGAATGATCAGTGTCGACTATATTACTCTCTGGATGTGCAAAATCAACAGTAAATAAGTATTTACCTGCGTGCCATTTTTTATCTTTGCCGATGTATTTACCGGCTTGTCCGTCTAGGATATCCCAAGAAGTAACAGCAGGATAATAACTAAAACAATTCCAGAGCTCCAACTCATCAAGTCTACGTTTAGGAACTTCTTCTGGTTTAAAACCTCGTTGAATGAAGGCAGAAATCGGAAGACGATAGAAGATAGCGCCGTTTTCCATAATCGCATGAAATAGAATAGGCCTTCCCGTAATACTCGATATGCCGAAGATAACACAATCTTCAACTTCTCCATGATGTCTGGTAAGGTCATACAAATACTCCCTTCTTATTTGTGCATAAGTTACTGGTATGTTTGCATTTAAATAAGCCATAGTCAATCATTTTATACTGCCCCAATTAGGGCCAGATTCGTAGTCTACCTTGTTTGGTATCTTTAAGTCAACCGCATTTTCCATTATATCTTTTATCTTTGCAGCTTCCAAATCATTAGTCACTGATATATCAAGTTCATCATGCACTTGTATATGTGGTGTGATGCCCTCTTTCCAAAGTTCTAACATAGCTTTTTTTGTCATGTCAGCAGCACTACCTTGAATTAATTTATTTAAAGCTTTGTAAGTAAATGCTCTACGCGAAGCATTGTTGTGCCAATAGTTTTTCTTACCTGTGTCGTTTCCATTTTCGTCTAGGAGTGTTGGTCCCATTTGTTGAAGTTCTAACATTCTCTCATGATCTTCTGGTGGCACATATTTACCCCAATCGTCACCACGTAATACTGGTTCGTATTTTGGAAACCTACATCTTCTACCTAGTAAAGTTTTTATTTTACCTTTGCTAGATGCAGCGTTCATTAATTTATTCATCAACTGTTTTACAAATGGTACACGTGTATGATATCTTTCTGATAATGCAGATGCTTTGTCTTTTGATACACCCAACTCTGCTTGTAGTTTAGCTTTACCCATTCCATAAAACAATCCTAGATTAATTACCTTAGCTTGACTACGTGGTATCTCTGCCATGTCTGCAACAATCTGGTGAAAGTCTGTTTTTGGATTCGAATCATAAGAATCTGCAATTTGATTTACAGAAGATAAACCAAAACGTAATGCATAGTGTGCAACAAGTCTTGGCTCTTGTTGCGAGTAATCAAAACATCCCCACTTCATACCTTCTTCCGGTATAAATAAACTTCTAATCAAAGGACCTGTATCTGGATCTCTTGCAGGTATTTGTTGTAGATTTGGATTAGCATAACTAAATCTACCAGTTACTGTACCACCGTCATCAGATCTAATTTGATTTATCTCCGCATGTATTCTACCACAATGTTCGTGTTTTAATATTGTATCTATAAATGTTGTATTAACCTTGTTTAATTTTCTTGCTTGTGCTATCATCTTAACTATAGGGTGAGGATGATTAGAAAGGAAATTTTTTGTAAATGAAGGTGACTGTGTTTTCTCGGTTTTATCGTAAGGCAATTTTAACTTATCAAAAACTTGTGCAATCGATCTGGCTGCCCATATCTGAGTATCTATTCCTGTTTCTTTTTGCACTTGGTGTAACAATAATTCTTCTCTGGTGGTTAATTCTTTTTTTAATTGATTGGCTGCTTCAACGTCTACCCGCACCCCTAGGAAACGCATATCAACTAGACAAGGAAAAAGATCTGTCTCAAGATTAAAAATATCTTGTATATCTTCTTCAATAATTAATTTTTTTACATGCTGCCAAAGTTCAAAAGTTAACTCTGCATCTTTTTCTGCGTACGCTCCTACCTCACTGGCAGGTAGTTGCCACATGTCAGCCTTTGCATCTAGTCCTCTTGACTTTGCCGCTTCAGTAAGTGCTTTTTCATTTTTACCTTTGTTTAAAAAATGCCAAGACAAAGTATTGAGTGTGTATGAAAATCTATTTTCGTCTAGGAGTGAACATGCAACCATAGTATCAACCACTAAACCATTGATATTTAAGCCTAATTTTCGTATCCAACATACGTCATACATTGCGTTATGAAAAATTTTTGTAGCCGGACAACTTAAAATATCTTTAAACCATTCTAAAGTTTTATCTCGATCAGAGTTAGGACCGGTAGCATGAGCAATAGGAAAATACCAAGACCCATTTTGGACAGCCACTGCAATTCCTACAACTTCTCCTCTTCCTACAACTGAACCTGATCCTAATGATTTTAATTCCGTGTCTTTTGTTTCCAAGTCAATTGCAATCTCATCGTGATCACGTAGATCTGGGTACTCTGTATGCATCACCCATTCTGTTTGAGCTTGCATGTAGCTTGGTAGCTTCATAGTTTTTCCTTCCATTTAACTGACGTAGGTCAGTATATTTTTTTGCTTGTTCAAAACATTCCTCAGCTTCTTTGTAATAACCATTATTTTTTAACCATTCTCCATGACTATTTAATATTTTATTATGACCTATTCTTTCCATCTTAAGAATAATCTCTTTCTAATATCATTTCTAAATAATGTATTGCTTTTTCTATGTCTTGTGCTTTTCCTTTTGATTGATGTCTACAAATATATTTTATAGCATTACCCTCTGCAAACAATAATTTATTTTCATTAATAAATTCTGCAGGTTGAATTTTCATATGGCGATAGTGTTTTCCACCCACCTGTTTTTCCAAAGCATCATACGTTGTTCCTTTAAACATATCTTTGTTGGTCATAGTTTATATTCCTTTATTACTTTTTTAGCTTTTAATTTATATAGATTATTTCTTGCTCTAGAAATGCCCACATACCACACTCTATGCTCCTCATCTTGTTTGTCAATACTTTGTTTGATTCCTTTTTGAACTTTACTGCTTTGATGTAAAGATAAAATTACATTATCTTCTTCACCACCTTTTGCTGCGTGAATTGTTGAAACAAATATTCGTGCTTTACCACTTAATTTTTCTCCATCTGCTAACATATTTCTAATGTATAAAACTTCTTTATGTGGAGCTGCAGTAAATACATCATACCACTCTTTATCTTTATTCCAAAATTTAGAATCAGGTATATAATCTCTTATGTCATTTATCTCTGAAGGCTCTAATGTTTCTTCAGTTTTCCATTTGGTATACGCAACAGCAGCATTATAAATTCCAACTATAAAACTTTTACCTTTGTTACTTTGATAATACAAATTTTTACGCCTAAGTTCTTCCATGATTGTAAGTAAATTACTTTTAGTTCTAGATAAAATTAACCAATTACCTTCTTTTAAATTAACTTGGCCTAAATTATTTATATGTTGTGCTGATCCTTCTACAGGTCTTGGTAAATATTTTTTATGTTTCCTGATGCCTGATATACGGCTAATGGGTATTTCTGATTGTTGTTGTACAGCTTTTGATATACGTCTTGAATGTTTTAAAATTATTTCTCTACCAGGTTCAGTAATAAATCTATTAACATCCGCCCCAGCCCATGCATAAATAGCTTGATCATCATCACCAGCTAAATATAAATGATCAGTTTTAGTTTTTAATATATCAACTAACTTCCATTGTAATGGAGATAGGTCTTGTGCTTCATCAATAAATATAGCTTTAAGTTTTGGAATCTTGTCTTGTCTTTCTATTAAAGTTTTAATTAAATCATTAAAATCCATTATTTCATTTATTCTTTTATATTCTTTTAAAGTGGTGGCTATATTTTTTAAAGGACCCCAACTAATAATTTTTCTGTCATGCTCGTTTTTATTAAACAATTCTTTTATATCTATATCTAAGTTGATAGCTTTGCCTATCATTTGAAAATATGGATTGTTGCAAGTAAGGTAATGTGTTTGTTCTTCATTGTATTTATCAGAATAGTTTACTCTAATACCTAAAAGCTTCCCAATCTCTTCGTAATTATATGGTTGCATAATCTGTTCTTCGTTCATACTCAGAAGATGAAAACAAAACGCATGGATAGTTTGGAAGTAAGGGACTTGTTTTTCCGATACTCCCACCCTATCACGCGCTACCCCAGAGGCTTTTTTAGTAAAAGCAAAGTATCCAATCTGGTGATATGGAGTACCAGTTCGAACATATGCTTTTACCCTTTGAAGTAATCTGTAAGTCTTACCTGTGCCAGGTGGACCGAATATTTTAGTCAGCTTTGCCATTTGATTTTTGAAACGTGTCTACTAATTTCCCTTTGTAACCCATAGTTCCGTAGTGAGTTGTTTCTCCATCTACAATGGCATGAAATTTAAATCCAGCTTCACTTGCTAAATCACAAAATTTTACATCTTCACCTATCCAAATGCCGTCCTTAAATTCTGTTTCCCAAAAATTATAAAGATACTTTGCTGCGTCTTCAGATATGGCACTGTAATTTTTTATATGTAAGTCTGGATGTTTAGCCATGAGTTGCTCGTAAACTCTTCTGTGAATCATGGTTAAACCTGCGGGTCCTCTTTTTATTTCTGTAATACCTTTTTTATCTATGTTTATATTTTTGTAATCTTCAAAATTTACAGAATACTTTACAGAGTTGTCTTGTGTTTTCTTTCTGTATGGACAACATATAAAATCTTTTTCAGCCATTATCATTCGTCCTACCACATCTGGTTCAAATGCTACATCAGCATCAACAAACAACTGATAATCAAAACCTGATTCTAAAAACAATGCTGTTAATATATTTCTACCATACCCAATGTATGGACATTTAAAAGTATTAACCGTT